AGTTCTAAATCTACTGGTTTTGGGTTATGTATCATTTCTATTTGGTTTTAATGGCTTGTCTCCTTTTACTAATGGTTCTAATGCTCCACAGCAAGGACAACAATAGCCTAAGTCTTTTAATTTCTTATAAAATAGTTCACTAAACGCTTCGTAATAGCTTTTGTAAGGGTCTGTTTGCTTATACTCCTCTAGTGCTGAAATCTCGTAATAAAGATTTGTTCTATCCTTATTCATTTGATGAGAAATATATGCTGGAGTCATTCCTAAATCCTTGTACATTAGGTAAGCCAACATCATCCTAGCAGCAGGAAGTGGAGTAACCCTACTAGACCTTCTAATGGCGTTCGGGCTAACTCCTGTTAATTCCTTGATTGCTTCAAAAGCCAAGTCCCAACGGTAATCGTCGGTAAACTTGATTTTAGAAAGGGAGATCTTTTTCTTGAGCTTTCTCACCTTTGACATAATCATTTAAACATAAGAAGTGGGTAGAATAACCTTGTGCCTCTTTGCGTTTAACGGCTTTTAATTTAATTACTTCCTGAGTCTGCCCGTCTTTCGTAGTGAACTCTTTCTTGAATTGAGCGTTGTCAGGATTAGATAAGATTTCTCTTAACTGGTTGATGTTTAGGTCGATTAATAAGCTGTCGCCTAACTCTTGTGCTGAACCGCAATACTTGGTCTTTCTTTCTGTACTCATTTTAATTGTTTTAGATTGTTAATTAATTTTTGTTTGTAATCGTTTGCTATTTTAAGTTTTTCAATGATTCTTTTTTGTACTTCTTTATCTCGCTTTACTACGATATACCTTAACTTGAACGGGTCTTGTTGACGTGGGTCGTAGCTGATAAAATACCAATCGTCGATTCCGGTCAATAACGCATAGCCTTGAATTTGGTAATAATACTCTTTACGAACTTTCGGGAAATCCAAAGGATCGAGAATAAGATTATCCAAGTGGATAGTAGCGTTATAAGGACACTTAACCTCAATACCAAAAGAACCATCTGCAGCAATACCATCAGGAGTTCCGCCAAAGTAATCATTCTGCTCAATAAAGCCGGGTTTAATAATCTCCGTATCCGATAAATCAGCGAATAAAGATATTGCTTCATCCTCGTAAGAGTTACCCCAAGCTGTCGCAGCATTTGTAAATTCATTTTCATTTGGCAGGTTCTCAATTAGTGTTTCTGCTATCTTTTCTTTGATATAGGTTATCGCTCCAACTGATAGAATATCCGCTTTGCTCTTAGGTTCTGTCATCAGCTTATGGAGTTCACTAGGAGTAAATTTCCCGCTTCTAACTTTGAACCATTCTGGGCTTTTATGCTCTATCGTCTTCATCTTCTCTCTCTTTTTTAGTGATTGCCTTGTACATAAAGATAAAGCTAAGTACAAATATAACCAAAGTAATTATCATTAAAGTAGCTACCGGTGCAAAAGCAATAGTCCAAGTGATGTCTACTAGTCGTAAAGCCTTGCCTCCGATTAGAAAGGTACTAATAATTAATACCCATGCTATAATTTGATCGCCTTTCATTTTATTATTTCTTTTAATTCTTCTAGTGAATATAAATCCGGATGATTTGTTTTAAATATTGGATATTTTATATCATCATTTGGCGTTACTATAACATAATAATCTTTGTCTAGAACTTTACCCAATCTATATTTTATATCTTCAATATTCTCTTGTCCAAAACTACTCGGACATTCACAAACCAATATAGGTTTAATACTCATTATTCTTTGATTTTAAGTATTCCTTTGTCGTGGAGTAGTTTTTGTTTAGGTGGGGCTACCTCAGCAGGAATTGTAAATGCTAACTCTAGTGAACTTAAGATGTCTTTTAAATCTTCTAGTGATGTAACATTATCCCAGTTAATCTCATATCTAACAGGGTCAAAGGTTTTGGTGTATTCGATTACTTCTTCCATTATAATAAACTTGATGAAGGTTTAAAGCTATTTACTGGCGTCGCTTCTTTGCCATGAGTGTTTGTTGCATCTGCATCTTTTGTATCGTCTAGACCGAAACAGCCTGATAGTGCATATTTACGAGAGTAACTGCTTGTCGCTCCGGTTTGCTGTGCATCATCCATTCCTTTCTTATCTAGAGATTCTCTTGCATAAGCCTTAGTAGTTAGCTGATTTTCTCCATCATAAATAGTTACCAATGCTTCTACATAATTTTTACCACCGATTTCTACAACGCTATCGGAAATGTTCATGTAAAGTTGGTGTTTAGCTAATAGTGGCTTAACTGCCTCAATAATATCCTCGCATGAGCGATACTTATACTTCCCGAAGGAATTGACTTGATTTTTTGGTGCTTTCAGTTCTGACTGGATTGCAACCATCTTTTTAATTAACTCTTTCATTGTTTTTATTTATTTAAGATTGTTATAAGTATTAATTTACCAACTAAACATCCAAGTATAAACGGTATAAAGATATATGTAAACAACCATTTAATTAATTCTTTCATAATTTAATTTTTAGTTAAGTTTGTTGATAATAATTAGATGAATAAATGTGGATCATCTTTGTCGATAGTAAATATACTAATATTTATAAGCTTTAGCAAATCTATTTCGATTGTAAAACCAAATTTTTTGATGCTTTTGTTGGTATTTAATCGGAAATAGAACCAGTTGATAAATGAATCCGGGCCTATATTGAAATAAGCGTGGAGTTCTCTTTTTGATGTTAATTTGACTTTCATAATAACTCTTTCTTTTTTAGTATGGACTTGTACCCTTCGAACTTCGGCTCGATACTTAGTGTATAGCCCATAGCGTTGAAATAATTCCTTAGTGTTTTAATTGTTGGATTGTTATGCGATTCGATTATTGATACAAATGCTTGTGTTACGCCCATCCTATCAGCAACTTCCTGCTGACTCAAGTTCCTGTTCTTTCTGTAATCACTTAGCTTCATTTTGTACCTCCTTGTATTGTTCTTCTAAAAATAATCTCATGTCATTATTAAACGATTTAAGTGACTCTAAATCCATTTGGCATAAAACCTCCAACGAATCCAAAAGCTCCCCACAGAACTCATCTAATACCTCTTGTTCGCTCGTTTTAACTACATGATTTAAGTTAACTCTAATTTGGTCGATTGATGTTCTTAATTTTGCTACATGATTGCGTACTAGGCTTGACTTAGCGATGTCGGGCATTTCCATATAGTATTCAAATTCCATTAATCGGTTTAGGACTTTCATTTTAGCCAGCGATCGCCTAATTCTTTCGCCTTGTTCAACTGTAATTTTCATAACGCTTGTTTAATTATTTGTTTAAGTTCTTCTAAATAATCCCTCTTTGGGTTCTCTAATCTCTCAGCCTTTCTAATCATCGTCTGTTCGTAAAGTTTATGGTATCTAATTGTAGCCATCTCTTTAGGAGTAATCGACGTGTCGACTAGTAATTTCATTCCTGATGTTGGCTTTCTAAAGCCTCTTACTGTAATGTTGTTCATCTTAATAATTGTTTGATTTCTGATAGATCGGCTTCCTGTACTACGCTAAAGCAAGTCGCTTCGAATTGTAGTTCCATTTCGCCAAACTCTAATGTGTCTACTTTTTCATTAATTATCTCTTCTAATAACAAGCCTTTGAAAGCTCCGAGCGTTATTACCTTTCTTATCGTATAGATTTTACCCGGTAGGGGGATGTTAACGTCGAAGTCAAAGTGGTCTTGATATTTTTCGTATGCACAATGGCACAGGACTAGGCTACCAACTTCCATAAGGCTGTAACTAAAATTAATCCTATCATCGCTAGAAAGCAGAATCCTGCTACCATTACGCTTTGTTCTTTGCTATCCATTATACGTGTTCTTTACAGCATGGGCAAATCATCCAATCCGGATCTACATACTCTGCACAGCAAGGAGAATAAAGCTCTGCCATATTCAAGGTTTCTTGGGCATCATCACCGGGACAATCTACGTAGTAAATATAGTCGTCGCACTCAAACCAATAGCCTTCTTTGGCATCTTCTTCTACATTGTCAAAGCCTTGATCTTCCAAAACCTTGATGTCTATTTCTTTTTGTGTCATAACTTTTAGTCCTGAGTCTTTAATAATTCCTGTTAATTGATCTACTGGGGATATACCTCCAAAAAATACGTCTGTTAAAGTTTTCATAAATTGATTAGTTGTTGTTTAGCGTTGTCGTTTAAATAGGTTTTACCTTTAATTGTTAATTCATATACAGTATAGACATTGATCATCCTCCATCCCTTAGCATCGCTATCCCATACCAGCTTTAAGCCTTTTTCAGTAGGGGAGTAGGCTAATTGTCCATCACCTTCGGACTTTACGTCAGTTCTAAAGCGTATAGCTCTTACTGTACCGTCTTTCTTAATAAACCTTGCCACATATTGGTGACGTTTGGTTTTTGCTTCTGTTGTTGTCATGTGGTTAAAATATTTGGTTAAATAGTCGGTTAATTACATAGTTTGTTACTTCGATTTGGTCTTTATCGGAAGCTAAGTTCTGATACCAATACATTACACCGGCGTCCTTAAGCCCTTCTCTGTCGTACTTTGGCATCCACTCATCCTTCAACCATTCGGCAATATTATTAGCCTCGTACCATTCGTCAGCTAAATCCGAAAATAGATAGTAGTGTACTCGGAAATAAGATGGGTAGGATTCGCCCGGAGGATAGACTTCTAGTTCTACGTCCCATCCGTAAACCTCTGCTCTGCAGATAGCTTCTAAATCAGAAATCTGATAGTTAGCTTGGTGTAAGAGTTCTTCCATTACAGAAAGATCTTCTTTTTTGATGTTTTCTTTTAAAGTTGTCATTGTTATTTGGTTTTATTGATTTTTATTAATAGTACATTTTTAAATACTCTAAACCCCATTATCCTATATAGAACTCCATTTTCATATATAAGTCTAAATCCTATTTTATTTGTTTTAAATCTAACTAATTCCATTTCTTTATTGGTTTTATTGATATAAAGATAAGTAAAAGTTTATATATCCAAGTATTATTTTGTAATATTTTTGTGACAATCAGAAATCATATATGTATTCAAAAATCACATGGGTTTCAGAAATCACATACCCCCTCGGAAATCACATACCCTACTCGATTTTTCGACCTTGGGAATTGAACCCAAAGCCCTTTTTTCGCTTTCGAGGTGTATTAACTGGGAGTTTAATTTATTAACCATTAGTTAAGTTCTATATTTACTGTTATTACTTTGTGTTTACTCTTCAATTTTAAGGCTTATTTAAAGCTATATATTCAATTATCTTTTCTGTTTAGTATAAACATACCTTTTGAAATTTGAGGGCTTTATAGGGCTTTATTTTGCGTCGTATCGATTAAGCTATTTTAAGGCCTTATAAGCTATCTAAATTTAGTTTAGGTATATTATTTCAATGTACTATTTTAGGCCGTTTATAGGCTTTTATTTTAATTGGTTACCTATTGCTGGGTCGAACCGCCTTAATACCCGACTGTAAAATAGGTAAATAAAAAAGGGCTTTTAAGCCCCTAAATTAATAGCGTTTAGTTTTACGGATGCAGTATAAAGCCCGTCTAAATACGATATTAATTCTTTTTCTGTTTCCACTAAGTGGGTAGCACCGTCTGTTTTGACTTGAATTAATTTTTCACCTGCTAATATCCTAATAGTTGCAGATACTTCAAATTGACCAAACTTATTGATTGTGTTGATATACGCTTGAATTGTTTCCATGATATTTTGATTTATTTGGTTTAGACGCCCGTAGGCGTTTCGGCTATTTAAGCCATCATCAGTAAACCTTTATTTGCAATCGCTATACAAATCCTTTAACATGCTATTTTTGATTAATTCAATAGGTGTTATCAATCCGCTTTTATAGGCGTCCGTAAATTCTGTATTTTCTTTTTTACATATTAGATCCGCAAATACTTTTTCAGTCTCAAATTGCAGTCTATACTTTAAGTTTTGAATTTTGTCCATGATTGTAGTTTTTAATTTTGGTTAATGATTATTTAATTTTCTTTGCACGTTCGGCAATGTAATGTATTACACCGGCAGCGAATAAAGGTAAGGCCATAGAGAATACTATAAAGCCAATAAGGGTTAAAACGTCTTGAGTGTTCATAGTTGATTACTTTAATGGTTGAAATGTATCTGAAATAAATAAATAGCTGTCTTTTAATTCGGCTTGCCCGATAAGGTTAAAGCCTAGCTTGTTAAGGTGATTGATTGCAGTTCCTCTTGTGTCAAACTCATAATCAAAGGGAATAGTAATATATTGCTCAAATCTATCTGACTTGATCTTAACTCTTGCCCCAAAGTGATTAGATGGACCGATAAAAGATACTTGCAATGCGTGGTAGTTAGTTAGCTGTTTCATTTCGTTTTGGTTTTTAAGTTGTTGAATTGGTTTATTTGTTAGTTGTGAATAAATCTAAAATGCAAATTTAAAAGCTTAGTTCAATTCCTTAGCTAATTCGTTAGCATCAATTAAGGGATATAACAATTCGGTATGCGGATCGCTACCTGGCATGTACTTATAATCGATAATTGCTTTAAGCTCTCTTACCTTAAGTAAAGCTTGTTGCTTAGTATAAATACCGCTTTCGATTTGATTAGTTAGTTTGTCGATCTTATTGAATAGTGCTTTCATGTTAATTGGTTTTAGTTGGTTTGTTACTGTTTGAGCAAAAGAGCTCTTTCTTTGTGTCTTGTTATAGAACAAATATCATAAGTTTAAACTTATCAATTGTCATAGAAATGTCATGAAATAAATTAACCTTTGATTAAGTTTTTAGCTTGCGTTTGAGTAGTTCGAACTGCTTTATTAGGTTTGCATTGAGGTTTGGTAGCTGTATAGGTAGGCTCGAGGATTAGTATTGCATCAGCATTGCAAAAGTCATTGCGAGAAAGGTAGCCGGTAGGTAAGAGAAAGATCGCGCAAAAAAAACCTTAGCGCCGAAAATTTAGGGGCGACCGGGGGGCACAATTATACAACCCAGAGGTAAATTACACTACATAAGGTAAAACTTATACTAACAATCAAAAAATAGATAGGTAAAATAGAAAAGTACATAGGGGTACTTAAAATAGGAAATTAGATAGGTGTTCGGAAAGTAGACAGGTAAAAATTTCTAGTAGAAAAAACTCCATCATAAGGGAGCGATATAGCGACCGCTAATAAAAGTGTTGGTTCTTGTAGAAAGAACAGTTCTCGCAAATAAACCTAGAAGAAGTAAGTTAAGGAAAGATTGGTCTTTACCGGCTAAAGCCGTCTCAGCCCCTGTTGAGATAAATCTCAACGATATAGATTAATTTAAGTAAAAGAGAAAAAGAAGCCCCCCCGAACAAAACTCTTAATGAATTTCGACTTACTGATACCGTAAATCAAGTTGCTCGATCCAATAACCTTATGAGTTAAAGTGCAGCTCTTCCTCGACTTAAGCCACGTCGTCCTAAATACTATACCGTAAATATATGTATTTTTTTCGATATATGCAAGTGTTGTTGAAAAGTAATTAACTTATCTGAAATCAATCGATGTGCATTGAAGATTCTATAACTATTTTTCAAGAAATTTGCTTTTTACGAAAATAAT